GGCAAACATCACGGTCAAAAAGGCCGACGGCACGACGGACATCGTCTACACCGCTCTCACGCCCTCTGCGGGCGACGGGAACGCTGCTGCCTGGCGCTCTGAAACCGCAGGGACGGCACCGGGCTTTAAGCCCCAGCTGAAACTGTGGTCCAAGAGCAACGGGAATGGCAGCGCCCGCCGCGTGGAGTACTCCTACTCCTATCCGCAGACCGCCACCGACACCACCACGTCTCTCACGAGCGTGGTGAACAAGCCGGTTGGCGGGGGTTACTTCGTCATCCCCAACGAGGTCCCCGACGCGACGCTCGCTGAGTTCACTGCGCAGCTGACCAATCTTCTGGCCAGTGCGCTCGTGCGCTCTTCGATCAACGCAGGCTATGCTCCCACCTGACCACGGCCGTTCCGGCCCGACCCTCGCGGTCGCTTTGATTGTCATCATCCTCTGGATGGTTGTCGATCAGGGTGTCCCCGCGAGTTTGGTGAGAGCTCTTTCTGGTCACCAGACCTGAAAGTGGGTTACTTCCGCGCCTCCCGGCGCGGTCATCGTTATGATGGAGCAGTGAAATGCAGATCGCTATCCCAGAGTTATTCGGGAAAGCCAGCCTCAAGCTTTTTGAGGCGCTCGACACTCCCCGCGCACTCACGTGCGCGTTGCTGTTGAAGCACAGGGAGTTTGGGCAGTTGGTTACTCTAACCACTGACCCCCGGAGCTACGAAGATGCCACATCTTACTATCGCGACGTAGTTGCGACAGATTGGATGCGGAAATGCGCCGGTCTGCCTACAGGGATTGACACCCCTGCTGTGGCAGTCGACGACTTCTTCAAGTGCGAGAAGGAGAATGCTCGCACGAATGCCCGCTTGGCACCTTTCATCTACGGTGGCCCCTTCGATGGGGTCCGTGATGAACGGGTTGGATGCTTCATCCAATCTGTAAAGAAAGTGCTTCGCGACATTTTGGGCCCCGTCCCGTCCTCCCTGGACGGACGATTCGGCCCCGGCTCCACGTTCGAGGATCGTGGACAACTTTGTACGTTGCCCGATAAAATCTCTTCACGTCCAACTGTGACTCCCGGAGCACGCTGTTTCTCTGACCTGTGGGGTGATACCCTATGGTCGCGCGCGCTCGTTCAGTCACATCCCCACCGATCGGATCCGAAGTCTGTCCGCGGCAACCGTTTCACAACGGTACCTAAGGACGCGACCAAGGATCGTGGTATCGCCATCGAACCCTCTATTAACGTCTACTACCAACTCGCCGTCGGCGGCCACATCCGTGGTCGCCTCAAGCGTGTCGGGATCGACCTCAACGAGGGCCAGGGCATTCATCAGCGGTTCGCTGAAGACGCCTCCCGTGATCCAGATTTCCTGGTTCCTGGGGGGATGGCCACTATCGATCTTAAGTCAGCGAGTGACTCAGTGACTCGCAACCTTGTTAAACTGCTCTTCCCAGAGGAGTGGTACACGGTCTTGGAGTCCCTGCGGAGCCCCACCACCCAG